CGTCGCTGAACCACGTCCCGTCGCTGAACGGGGTCTGCACCGGACTGACGCGCGACCCGTATTTGTAGGGGTCGCAGATGCAGAGGTTCGCCACGTTCTCGCGGCCGCGCATCTCCGAAACCAGGGCCTCCAGCTGCTTGACCCTGGTGCCGTCGAAATCGCGCGGAATGGTGATGTCCACGCGCCAGGCGCCGGTGCCGGGCGTCAGGATCTGCGCGATGCCGGCAAGGTTGGCGCCGGCATCGCGCGAGGTGCGCTGGATGAAATAGCTGACATCCTGCGGCCGGATCAGGCTGCATGGCCAGGCGATCACTTCGGGCATCAGGTATACCGCTCATTGTAGCTGGGCATGTGCTTTTGCAGCATGGGTAGGAACTTCTGCTCATACTCCCGTTGGGCGGCCGCCATGGTCATGGCCAGTTCGGCCTGGGTGACACCGGGCGCGATGCTGATGTTCGGGGCAAAGGTGGCGTTGACTGCCGGGCCGCGCTGCGCCGCCAATCCGAACGGGATCTGCGACAGCTGCATCATGGGCATTCCCGCCGCGCCACCATCGGCAAGGCCGGGCAGGCGCGAACTGCGCCGCAGCGCCTCGACCACGCCCACGCCGCCAGCCCGCCGCACATCGTCCTGCGACCAGACCACCTCGCCCTTGTGGACGATACCGGCCGGCTCGTGCTTACCGCCGGGGCCGGTATACCCGCCGACTGACCAACCCTTGAAGATGGCATTGACCAGACCGCCAAGCAGGCCCTTCCCGCCGCCACCGGATGCCCAGGACCCCTCGTTGAAGAGCGCGGCTTCCAGCGCCGCCTTGGCGAACATGCGCGCGACATTGGCAAGCACATCGGCGAAACTCTCACCCGCGACGATGGAGTCCAGCAGACCCTGCTTCGTCTGCTGCTGAGCATCAGCCATCAGCTGTTGCGTTTCAGCCAGCCGGCCCTCGGCAATCGCACGCTCGTTGGTGGCGATGATGTCGGCCTTCTTCGCCTCACCCAGAGCCTCAATCGCCTGCTTATAGGTCATCGACCCGTCGGCAAGCATGGCGTCGAGATCGACATTCCGGCGCTTGGCATCGGCGAGCAGCGTCAATACCACGCGTTGGCTTTCGATATCGGCGGTTACCGCTGCGATGGCACGAGATTCATCCTCGGGTGCCAACCCCTGCGCCTTGATGGCGGAGATCTGATCAGCCTGTTCAGCCGCCAAGCGCGCCGATTCCTTCTCGGTCAGGAGGTTCTGGGCTAGCTGCTCACCGTATCGCCTCGCCTGTTCGGCAAGCCGCTCGCGGTCCTTGATCTCCTTGTCCAGATCCTTCTGTATCTCAGCGTCTACACGTGGGATTGATTGCTGGCCCCACGCCTGCTGGATCAAGGGCGCAGGGACATTTTCGAGCCCTGCCCAAACCTTCCGAATACCCTCGACGTCGCCGGGTTTGATCTGGCGCAGAAGCTCCGTAGCAAGGCGGTCCTGTAGCTCCGGCGTGAACAGTTCGTCGCCGGTCAGTTTCAACCGCTTCATCAAATCATCGAGGGTTGTGCCGACAATCTGATAACGGCCAAGAGCCGACGAGCCGGCACCATTCCCGTAGAGCGCCCGATTCTCGGGGGTCTTCATGGCTTCCTGAAGCGCGCGGATCTCTTTCAGCGTCATGTTGACGAGATTGCGCGAACCGCCTGTCCACCGACCATCGTCCAGCGTGGCATTGTAATCGCCCCGGCTTTCTCGTTGCGCGATCAGATCAAGGATACCCTTGTTTGCAGCCGCGCCCGCCTGCCCCCATTCGCGAAGGTTCAGCCCGGTCCATTGCTTTATGGCATCGTTGATCGTGCCACCGAGGCCTCCGGCAAGTTCTTGCATCCGCTTCACGCTGGCCTCGAATGTGCCATCCATTTCGGCGATGGACTGCTTGACCGCCTGCACCTCCTTGTCGATGGCTTTGATCACCCGACCATAGGCTTCGATTTGGTCGGCTTTTCCGTCCTTAAGCGCAACGGCCAGCATCTCTTCTGCGAGACGCCTATCATCTGCCAGCTTTTTCAGCTTTTGCGTATTTTCATCATAGGAATTAAGCAGGTCGTTCTGGGCCTTGTTGGTGGCCTCGATCTGCTTTTGCGCAGATTTCATCACGGCATCCACCTGCTGCGCCCATCCCCCGAGGAACATCGTGTCCGCACCCTCATTTCCCGACAATTCGGCAATGATGCGCAGAAGGTTCGCGGCGTCTTGAACGACCGCTTCCAGGCTATTGGAGCTGTCGGTCCTGTTCAGAGCCATTCGCAACCGATCTGCCTGATCAGCCGTGGCGCCGGTTCTCTGCCGCAACCTCTCCATGGCGCGTTCCCGTTGCTGGATCGCCATATACTCACGATCCCTATTGATCGCGCCATCGGCTTGTAGCGGAACGTCCATGGGATTCAGATTGATGCCCAGCTCACGACCGAGGGATCTTGCGGCACCGAACAGATCGGATTGCGCCCTAATGGAGGCCAGCATCGCCATTGTGCCATTTGCCCGCTGCACCTCGTCTGCCAGTTCGCCATATTTCTGGCGCAACACGCTTATGGGTTCGACGGCAGCTTCAGCGGCGTCAGTATAAGCCTTGGTCGTATCGTTCAGGCTGTCCAACTTTTCGGCAAGCGTTTCCGTGTCCATAGCAACCTTGAGCAGCGCCGCGCCCAGCGGAACCGCCACGGCAACCCCGGCCCCCGCCAGCGCACCCCAAGCACCCATTGCCCCGAGGAGCTGCGGGGCCTGCTGAGCAAAAGCTTGTGCAGCAGAGGTTCCAGCCCCAACCTGAACAGCAAAGTCACCGACCTGCCAGCCCACTTGCTGCAACATATTGCCGCCGCCGGCAGCCTTACGGCTGGATTGCTCAATAGCGCCTGTTGCCAGATTCATCTGGCGCGCAGCCTGCCCCACCAGGTCCGCATATCGCTTCTGGCTGATCGCCCCGACATCCAGCGCTTTGTCGAGGCGTTTCAGTTCCTCCTCATAGCGTTTTGCGGCGCGATAAACAGGATCGTATGACTTGGCCAGTCGATCAAGTTCTCTGGCGTGAGCGCGCGCAGCCTGCGTATTAGTGACGCGTCCCTGCGAATCCTGAAACGCCTTCTGCGCCTCCTGACCCTTCTTCCGATAGAATTCGACAACTTTGTCGGCCTCCTTGACCAACTGGGCATCGGAAAACCCGGCAGAAATGAGAAGGTCAGGTTCGTTCGCCATTATTCAATCCCCAATTCATGCAGACGCTCAAGGCTCATTGCTTTCCCGCCGCCTTGTGCCGACTTCCAGCCTTTCGAGCGCCCATATCCCTCAAGGCAGGCCAGGAACTCCCAGGGGGTCATCGCGTCCACATCCGCAGGCGTGAATTTCATGGCGGCGCCTAATCCGTAATAGGCGCTGAACCTCCATTTTCCGTTGTCTCTTTTGCCGGTGTCGGACCCACCGGCAAAGACTCCCCCACGACATCATCCGGGGGACCGAAGAGAAACGCAGAGAGGATCTCCTGTGCAGGCACCTTGAAGGTGATCGCGGGAGCGGCATTGAACGCCTTGTCCACAGCCCTCAAGGCATCGACGTGCGGCATGCCACCGCCGATCAGGCCATTGCGGATGACTTCACGCAGATCGTCGACGTGCCACTGCCCCGCGTTGATGCGGATCAGCAAGAACTCGGGGCCGCAGTCGGTTTTCTGCTGGATCGTGCGAAGCTCACCGAGGCCGAGGCGGAAAGCATGTTCCCCGCCTGGCCATCTTACGACAATCGGCTGCATCAGGTCGCATCCGTGAATTCGATGCCGGCCTTGAAGCTGACGTTCAGGGTATAGGTGATGACAGCGTTGTCGTCGGTGCTGCCGATCCCTGCGATGTCGAGGTTCGGCAGCAGACCGATACCGTCGATATACTCGATCTCGTTCGGCGCCGCGCCGATCATATGGAGGCGGATCGGCAATTCCCGCTGATCCTTCACCGCCCTGATCAGCTTGTCGCGGCCGGCTTTGGTGAGGTTCGCGTTCACCGTGGCCGTAACCGACTGCGCACCATAGCCGAGGATGATCTGTGCCGGCAGCGTCCAGTTGTCGCAGTCATACACGGTGGTTTCGCTGATGTTGTTCGTGATGGACAGGTTGATGCCGGTCGCACCACACCAGTTGGTATAGGTCGCCGGGTTCTCCTCATCCCACGCGACCATGACGACGATGTCCCCGCGGAACTGAAGGTCAGGAAGTGCCATGTCATTCGTCCTTGCTGATAGCGCCGGGCAATGCCGGCTCGGTTTTCCTCTGGGCGCGGGTTGCCGCCCCGGCCGCGACAGCCTTGGCGATCACCCATTCCGGATAGGATTGCGGCTTCTCCATCGGCTCGATGCGGATGGATACGCCCTTCGTGGTATCGGTCGCGTCGAAGCGCCGATGGAAAATAGCCTTAGCCATTGCGCCATACCCCCCTGATGGCCGCCCGAACTCGGTCGCGGATCTTCTTTCGGAACCCAGATCGCTTCGCCTTCCATGCCGGATAGAAGGTCGGTCGGGCCGGCAGCCCGTCTTTGGTCCCGAACTCGTGGAACCGGAAATAGAAGCCATCACCTGCACCGGCGTAGATCTTGATCCGCAGGGTCGCGTATTGGTCGCCCCGATTTCGGCCAGAGCGAATTTCGTCGATCATGAAGGTTCCTGGCGGCAGTTCGCCCCACGTCCAGCCGATCGACCGGAGCATGTCGCCTGAATGCTGGGTGAAGGTCGAGCGGACGAGGTTGCGGATGTGTTCGCAGATCTCCTCGGCCCCCTCCTCCATCGCCTCACGGGCTGCCTCTACAGCGACATCAGGAATTCGCTTGAGTTTTGCCACGATCCGGGGGTTAAGCTGGGCCACGGTTCACCTATCTACGAGGATTACATGCGTCATTTCACTGCGGTTTTATTGGCAACCCTCGCAGCCCCACCTCTGGCCACAGCCAGTGAACTCGAATGCCTCGTAATTCGGACGCACATTGAAAAGATGCAGGACGCAAGCTTTGCCGCGATTTACTCGACCGAAGCCGGAGCACAGGACGTGAAGGACGCAGTCAATAAGATCCTGATCGATCCCAGAATGCCCGCCGACCTTGCTGACGAAGGCCGAAAGCATATATTCGGAGATGCCTTCGATAGGTGGGAAACAACCTACAAAGAAGCCAGATATTCCGCGCAATACCCGGAAGATCCAGCCTTTGAGGCGCTAATGCGAGAAAAGTGCGGAAGAAACTGGCGCTAACCTTCCACCAACGCCTCGACCTGCACCACGCCATGAACCGACACGCCGTCGGGATCGTCCATGACGCGCGCCAGCGTGACGCGCATTGGGTGCATGGTCAGCGCGTCGGTGTCGGACCATCCCCGTAGCGCGGTGGCGACGTCGTCGGTCAGGTCTTCCAACCTTCCCTTATTGACCTGGCTATCCCAAAGATCGATTTGCAGCGTGACGTCGCGCGCAAGAATGCATTCCGATATGTCATCCACCCAATAGGATGGGCCGAGCGTTGCATATGGGTAGGGCGTGGACTTCATCGCTTTGTCGATCACCCTACCTTCCAGACCCTCGACATGTCCGATGATCCGCGCACGAACAATCTCGCGCAGCTTTCGACCCGCTCTCATGGCGATGCCTCGACCAGAATTTCCAGATACCGCCTGTCCTGGCTTTCGCGCGGGTCTTCCTTACAGTCGAACACGCGCCCGTCGATCAGCACCTTCCAATCGCTGGTGACGCGCCGGGTCAGTGCTGAGTTGCGCACGGTGAGTATTGCCGGGTTTTTCGCCGCCAGCCGCGCATGCATGACACTCTCGCCCCCTCGGAGGGGTAGAAGGTTCGCCCGTGTCCTGAAGGCTATTGGATAGCCGTGAACGACCTGCCCATCCGCATCCCCAAGACCGATGTCATCAGAAACTTCAGCCGGCTCTCCGAATGCGGCGCGCTTCACGAGCCTCGCCGTCTGCGCCGCGGCCTTCACCATAGCAACCTCCTGCCGGAAAACCGGCGCCGCAACTGCTCCTCGGTCAGCGGATCGTCGTGGTCGTAGATCTGCTTGACCATGTGCAGGATGTTCATCCGGTCGGCCGGATCGAGCGGCGCAACCGCGGGGCTGTCGGCTGGCAGATCGGCACCGGCGACCACGTCGAACCAGACCGGAAACGCGACATCCGCCAGGTCCGGCCGGGGCCAGTCCGAGTAGATGCCCAGGTATCCGCCCTGCGAACAGGGCACGAAGCGATAGGCGGCCGAGGCCAACGCGACCTCCTGCATGGCCTGGTCAAGATAGAACACGCCGGCGATGCTGCGGATCGGATCGAGATCGATCGGTATGCGCGTGAACCAGCCCGGCGACCGGAACCGGAACACGGTCTGCGCGACGATGCGCCGCGCGAAGTCCTCGTAGCGCCGGGTCTCGCCGTCGATCAGATCGCGGATCATGTCGTCGTCATCGTCGAAATCGACCCGCAGCACCTTCTTGGCGGCGGCCAGGTCAATCGGCAGATCGGTTGACCGCGAGATCATGATCGGCATGCAGCGCCTCCATCAGCGGGATTTTCGGATAGGCCGTCAGCGCGGAGACCGCGCTGGCGTTGATGACCTCGACCCCGAGCAACGCGAGATCGGGCGCGGCGGCATCGATGATCCGCCGCCAGCGGGCCGTCGATTGCTGCGAGGGGTTGTTCATGCCCTCATGCGCACCGTGCCAGTGCAGCCCGGCCTCGACCTGCATGTCGTAACCGACCAGGACGATCCGTCGGACGCCGAACTGAACCGCAAGGTTCAGCGCGTGGAACCCGCTGTTGCCGCCCCAGCCGATGACGCCCGGCCTGTCGGTCAGGATGCGATCCACGGTCTGTTGCACCCGGATCGACCGGACGCCCCAGGGCTTGCGATCCACGGCGGGATCGGCGCCGAGCTTCAGGCCGGCAAACCCGGCCGCACCGCTGTAGCGGCGCCACCACGCCAGGTCGCAGGCATAGAGCACATCCGCCCAGGGGCAGAGATGCCAGCTGTTGTTGATCGCGATTACGCGGGATTGCCCTCGGAGGGCGGCGAGACTTGCCCGCTCGTCTCCGGCGCTGGGTCCGCCGGCGACGATGATGCAGGTTTCGCCTTGCCAGCGCGGCCACCAGCCTGGCGCGTATCCTTGGCATCCGCCCCGGAAACCGGACCCGGTTCCGAGGCTGGAATAGGGTCGGCGGCATCAGTTTCGACCGGAACGGCCCGCCCCGCCTTCACCAGCTTCTCGGCGATATGATCATCGATATCGGCGACCTGTCCGCGCCGCAGCGCGCCGTAGGAGCCGACCATTCCGCGCAGTGCCTGGATCTTCATCTCGTTCCCCTGTCATGAGCGGGACGCCCGAAGGCGCCCCGAGATTGTCGTGAAGAATCAGGCGCTGGAGACCGGCGCGCCGCTGGAAACCACCGTCGAGTTGAACTCGCCGGTGATCAGCGCGGCCGGGCGCTTGATCGCGAGCGCCAGCCGCTCCTCGGCGCGGACCGTGATCATGTTCTTGATGAAGTTGTCACGATCCTCGCTGGAGGCGATGACCTCGGGGTCCATGCGGTCGTAGATCGTCGCCGCGGCCTTGAAGGCGCCGGTCAGGAACTCATCGAGATCCATGGACTGGGTCTGCACCACGGGATGGCCCCAGAGCTGCGGGCCGGCCAGCTGCATGACGTTGGCGAAGATATAGCGGAACTCGCCATCCTTGGTCAGTTCGATCTGCGCCCAGTTCGTCGGATGCAGCACGATGCCGTCGGCCGGATACTCGGCCAGCGACGCTTGCAGGAGCGCCAGGCGCAGCGTGTCGATCATCGTCTCGCCCGCGACCGCGAAGGCCGGGACGAAGGCGGTGGCGGCCGTGACAAGCCCTTCCAGGTTCTGGCCGACGCCGTCGCCCTTCAGCAGCTGCCCCTCTTCGGCCAGCATCAGGCCGTAGCGCAGTTCCGTATCGATCTCGGTCTGGAGCTGCTGGGCATCCTCCATCGCCTGGCGCGACACATGCACGAAATGCGCGATGGTGCGCACCAGCGCGCTTTCCTGCGCCCAGACATAGTCCGACTCGGGCTTCTGCGCGCCTTCGGTGACCGGACGGGCATTGTTGGTCCGCGTGGTCTGGCGCGCATATTCGATGGCGTTCGATCCGGTGCGGCCCTGCGAAAGCAGGTTGCGGATCGTCATCTGCCGGCGCGGCAGGCCGACGATCTCGGTCTCGCGATCCGACCAGATCAGCCCGCCGCCGCCCGGACGCACCGAGGTGATCGCCTGCTCGACATCGAGCGCGATGCGGACGGTGCCCTTGCAGCCGGCCTGCGCAAAGGCGCGCATGTCGTCATGCCTGGCCGCGCGCTCGCCGAAGCTCTGGACCTGATCGCGGTTGCCGCGACCACGCTGCGAAAGCTGCTGTTCCAGATCGGTGTTGCGCGTCTCCAGCTGCTCCAGACGGTCGGTCAGCTTCTGCTGGGCGTCCGTCAGGATCTTCTGCTGGGTCAGCAGCTGGTCGGCCGAGTTCTTCAACTCGCGGGTCAGCTCGCCGGTATCGCGCGACTGGCGCAGCGCGTCCTCGGCGGTGCGCTTCACGTCGCCGCCGATCCGATCCAGTTCCTGGCGAACCTCGCGCATCAGCTGCTCGACATTGCCCGGGTTGGCCTCGCTGCGCACGGCGCCGATCACGGCCTGCGGACGCGCAGCCATCAGGGCCGCAAGGGAGGCCTGCGGCATGAGTGCCTTGTTCATCGTCTGTTTCCTCAGATGGATTTCATGGATTTGAGGAGGTTCCGCACCTCCTCGATGACGGCAGCGTCCTGCGTGCCGGACGGGGCAGCGCCGGGCTTGCCCCCTTTAAGCTCGGCGAGGATTTCCCGCGCCGCGCCACGCGACAGCCCGGCCCGGGCTGCCAGCAGATCGAATTTCTTCTCGGCCCGAACCCGAGCCTCGCCCTCCTGCCGCGCCGAGGCCGAAACTTCGTCGGCCGCCAGCAGGCTGTCGGCAAAGCCCTGATCGACAGCGGACTGCCCACCGATCCAGGTCTCGCGATCCAGCATCTGGCCTAGCTTCTTGCCGTCCAGCCCGGTGCGCGCGGCATAGATATCGACCGAGGCGGAATCGAAGGGCTCCAGCCAGTCGGCCACCTCGCGCAGCGCATGCCGGTCGCCGGCCGCGACGACCCAGGTGTTGTGGATCATCAGGA